GGTTTGTCTACTGAGGATGGGAAGAAGCCGGGGGCGGTGTGCACAACCCCCTTGGTATCAAGTCCCGCGCTCTTTGCCATCAAGAGCCGCAACGCCGATGAGGCGTGCGTTGCGTCGCGCGTGACAGTAGTCAGGAATCGTGTAAAGTTTACTAAAGAATACAAGCAATATGCCGATGAGTTTGTACGTTTATTGGTGCCGGAACATCTTGTTGGCACGGGCGTGCCACTATCCCACGGAGAGGTAAGTGTCACACAGGACAAGAAATCACAAAGGGGCCGTTTTAAGAACGTGGCCCCCACAATGTCGATCGATGCTGAAAACAAAATAAAATCGTTCATAAAGACCGAGACGTACGGGGCCGCCAAAGCCCCGCGAAATATCTCCACCATGTCCACAGAAATCACGATCATATCGTCTAGCTACAGCCTGGTTATGGCAAAGGTACTAAAAGAGCACCCTTGGTATTGCCCAGGCAAGAAGCCTCGAGAGATTGTGGAACGGCTGGCCTACGTGGCCAGTATGGATGAGGAAGAAGACATTGAGGAAGGAGACTACAGCTACATGGATGGGACTCAGAGCGAGGATTATGACAAGCATCTGCTTCGTCCGGCGTACAGCCGCTATTTTGCGGAGGAACACCGGGCGGGGTTTTTAAAGGTGCATACTCAAATCTATAAGAACAAGGCCACAACCGCCACCGGTTTTGGCTACTCGCCCGAATATTCCATCCGTAGTGGCTCTTCTATTACGTCGCAAGCAGGAACGATCGACAATGGTTTCAATGTATACTGCGCCAACCGCAGCCTTGGTGATACCCCTCAGGAAGCATTTGATAATATTGGCGCCATTTTTGGAGACGATAGTGTCAATGCTAACCGACGTGGAGAATTCCGAGTAAAAGTTGAATAAGTTGCCAAGGACTTGGGAATGATCTATAAGTCCAATTTACGCCCCCGGGGAGATCCCATCCAATTCCTCGGGCGTTACTTCGTTGATCCTCAATCAACATATGATTCTTTCGCTGATCCCATGCGCACGATCGGTAAGTTGCACGCTAGTAGCAACAATACAGTCACAGCATCCCAGGCCGCCACCAACAAGGCCTACGGTTATGTGACGACCGATTTGCTTACCCCAATCATCGGGACATGGGCATCGCGAGTCATAAGTATAACAGGCCTAAAATTTAAGAATGCAACTGGAGAGGAGAAGTACAAATGTAGTAATGCGTGGCCACAAAGAGACAGGCGTGTCATTGCAGAAAGCATGGCAAAGGTAATAGGCATTGGCTT